CTTTGCATTCTCTACCCCGACACCAAACTCACTCGTGATGAGACGCACACTCTCGGCAGTGGACATCGCCGCTGCCGCACCCCCGCGCTCAATCATCTCAACTTGCTGGACAAGAAGAGAGAACTTGTCTGCGAGACTATCAGCAATAACAGACTGAGCCCGCAGGGCACGCATGTTCGCGAGGTTCTCCATCGCAACGGCAAGACTTCTCGCCTCTCTTGCGTTGTCTCCGAATTTCTCCTGGAGGTCTGTGAGTGAGGTGGACGCAATCTCCGCCATCGCATCCATCTCGTCCATGGCGGAGACCAGTTCGTCAACACTGTCCTCCAGTGTCTTGCTGTCGTCCGCTGCACCAAGGGCAGAGGCCGCAAACTGAAAGAGTGCGGCACCAGCTGCAATGCTGCCGATGGTGATCAGAGCCATGGGGGATACCAGAGCTCTGAGTGCCCCGACGATGCCTTCCCTCATGCCTCGCCCGGACTGCTGCATCTGGTGGAAGATGCCCGCGACCTGCGTGCCCTGCTGGGCAGCCAGGAGAAGAGGCGACTGACCAGCAGCAAGCATCATCCCGATGTCCTGGAACTGGAACATGAGGTTAGTGCTGCTGGCCGCTGCTGCTGTGGCGCCTCTGCCGTACCTCCTCGCAGCAGCTTCCGCATTCTGGAAGGCGTTCGCTGACTCCTTGGCAGACTTCGAGACCTGCTGGTGACCACCGACAGTGCGCATGATCTGCTGCTGCATCGTGGTCATCTGCCGACCAGACTGCTGGGCAGCATTACCCATCTCGCGCAGGTCCGACGCAGATGCTACTGCGTCGCTGCTGTCGACCCTGATCGCCAGTTGGGATACGTCAGTCGTCATTCGCCAGGACTCCATGGTGGGATGCCAAGTACGTCTTCCCCAATTGTCACGCCCTCCAGATAAGCCTCAGACATCTCTCTCAGTGCTCTTCTCTCTTCTGTGTTCGTCCAGGGGTGCGCCGCCACGATCTCGGTGAACCGAAGAGGGGAAGAACCGACACCCGGTGTCCTCTCGACCCTGCCAAGAACATCCCACGCCTCCACAAGATACTCCCCGGCTCGCACAGGCGGAAGCGGAGGAGTTCGGCCCTGTCTCCTGTGGGACTCTGCCCGCGACTGGGGGCCACTGCTGGGCCAGTCTGTCGGTCTTGCGTGGAGGAAACCAAGCTGCCTGGTTAGGCGAGTCAGGTCTCCGACGGACTCATAAAATAACCTGAACCCCGCTGCACGAACCGGTCAACCTGCTCAGCAAGCCACCAGAAGTTCGCAGCATCGTCCATGATCTCGTTCCAGAGAGAGCGAGAGAACGGCACATCTACTTTCCCCTGCCAGCTCCAGTCCTCCCAACCGACAACAGCCACACGAGCCAGCTTGATGCTGGTCTCCCGGGAGACATCCGACGTGGCTAGTCGCCCGCCTCGCGCCATTGAGGCCCGCTCAGCCTCGAGTATGACCTCACGGACAGGCGGCGACTCCTTGCCAAGAACAAAGAGAACAGGACCCACAGGTTTCCCCACGAGATCAGGCCCATGATTCTCGTGATAGGTCAGTGTCATTCGGGCTGCAGTGTCATGGGCAGCCCGCATACCGAGTGTGCTCACGTCAGCCATCAGGCAGGCTCAGTGGCGTCGATCCACAGGGCATTGTTGCGAAAGATCACGGAGAATCCCTTGTAGGACGAGATGGAGGCCTCGCGCGGGCGGTAGCTGTGTGCAATCCCCCAGGCATACTCGACGGGATCTCCGGTCACAGGTTCCTGGTCGGCGCCAGACCCCTCCACCAACTTGATGGAAACATTGCCGTCGTCACCCTCGGCCATCGTCTTCATGTTCACCTGACCAGTGTCAGCGTCCACCTTCCGGAACACAAGTGTGGTGTCCATGCCGGCACCTCCCCCCTTCACCTGCGAAGTGAACCCCGTCTGCAGGTCAGGGACGTCAATGCCCTCGTGAGCAATGCCGCGCTCACCAATGGACTGGATACCGTTGACCTTGACCCAGGCCAGTGCCTCAAAGCCAGCAGCATCGTTCGTTGCTGGGTGTTCCATCGCAAGATACATCGTCTTGCCGATGTCGTTCTGTCCGAAACCAAGTGCCATATCTCTTCCTTCTCTAGAAGCTGAACTCTGCCCGCACAATGACGGGCACTGCGTACACCCCGTCGGAGACAGGGAGTGGTGGGCGAGCGTCAGGTGCCACCCTGACCTTCATGTCTCCGAAGACAAGCCCCGGAGGAAACATCTGAACCAGCTGCTTGACGAGCTGGTTATTCTGGGTTGCGTACTTCCCCGCCTCAGTCTCAACACTCACGAGAACCTCAGGAACCGCATCAGTGAGTCCCTCGAGTGTGGTGGTTCTCTGCGATCCACCGGCCTCCTGAACAACGTACCGAGGCAGACTCTTCCCTGGTCCGTTCGGAAGCGCAACACTGACTCCGGACGCCTCAGTGACTATCCGAGAGATGATCGCCTGGTGTCCGTCAGTCAGAGACATCAGCTGCCACTGTAGAGGTCAGCGTTGGCCTCCACAATCCTGTCCCACTGCTGCACAGCATTCCGCACATAGAAGCGTCCCCCAAACTTTCCAGTCACCCCATACTCATGGTGACGGGCATGCGGAGCAGTGAAGATGAGATCGGAGATATCCCCTGCTCTCATCTGGGCGAGAATGCCCTCATACGCGACCGGTCCCCGCCCAATGACGGACCCATTCAGCACAAGCAACTGCGACCCGATGAGTTCGCCAGTGTCTACAGCGACAAAGCCCTCTCGATAGGAACCTCCGGTCTGCTTGACACTGGGCTGACGACGAGTGGCAAGCTCATAGACGTCATTCGCCGAGCCAGCCACAATCTTGTCAGTATTCTCTATCTGCTCTTCCGACCAGCTCTCTATGTGAGCCGCAAAGACGAGAGGATCATAGGTCATGCAGCCGTTCTCCAGTCAATCCGTATTCTCTCAGTACATCGGCAGTTCACTACCTCGTACCCCGGTGCGTTCGGGTCGTGAGGATGCGCAAGAGAGACACCAGTGACCGGGGAGGAGTACGGCACACCCCATGGTCTCTGTTGTCCGTTGAGTGCTGCATGACTCGCGCGAGTTCTCGGTCCGTCCACTGCGTCCCATATGCGCGTGATACTCTCGCGCCGAACTTCCCCGCTCTCAACCAGCTGGGCGATCATCTGGTGACGCCCCGCGTTCAGGGCAGCGTTCATCTCGGTGCGCGCCACCGTCTGCGCGCGGAGCCGGAGGAGTCGATCGCTGTATCTCTGTACGATCTGCTCAACTCGCTCTCGTGGGACCTTCTCGCCTCTGCGCATTGCTGCCCTCAGGCTTCTCCTGTCGTTACCGTGAAGGCGCTCTCGTCGCAGGACGGAGGAGTCCATGTTCTCTATCTCCTCCCTCGCGCGAAGAACAGCCTGTGTCTGGTCTTGTCTGAGCCCCAGGACACCCATGAGTGTTCTGGTGACCTCTCGCTGGCTGCGTGAGTTACTCACCCCGTCATCGATGACAGCGCGCACGGACGCTGTGTTCCCGTTCCTCGTCTCCTCGATGAGCTCAGCGGAGTTCTGCCTGACCCACTGCTCTGCGTCAGGGTGGCGCCCGTTGAACCTCACCCTGAGTCGACGCGCGGGCGGCGCTGTAGATGCGAGGTAGTTTGCACCCGCTGCAAACGCTGCACCGACTACCGCGTCGACACCAGCATAGAACCCCGGCTCATCAGAGAGTGAGGCAAGCACCTCCTGTGCAGCGGTGGCGACGTCTCCAGTGCGCAGGCCCTCGCGAATGGCCGCTCGAATCTGGGGCATCTGGGCAGTGTCGCGAACATCCCGTATCGCCCGCTCGAACTCCCGAGCCATCCTCGGCTCAACCTGCTCCAGCTCCCGGAGGAAGGCAGACCGAGTGTCTCTAGCCATCTGCAGACCTTGCCTGGATCTCCCACATCAGTGCCAGGCCTCCTGGCTGTATCGAGCCGACACTCACTGCGTGGTACTTCCGCCCGCCGACCGTGATCGTGTCCCCGTTGGAGGGCTCTGCTGTTTCTCCGTCCGGTGTCGTCATTGGTGCGGAGACCAGCAGACGCGTGTCCCTCGCTGTGATCTCTGTTCCGTTCCGGTCTGACGCGCTGTAGTTGGAGAAGAGTACCTCTGTAGTGTACTCCCTCTCCGTCCCTGGCGTCGGTGGGTAGGTTGACTCGTCCGCACCAGTGGTGCGGGTGATGGTGGCACGGAGGACAGATCCTGCTGTTCGCACAGCCCCCCGGCGGAGACCATCACGGATCTGGTCCCGTATGCTCACGCCACAACCCCAGTGATGCCGTAGCTGTTCCTCCCACCCGAGAGGACAGGTGCGAGAATCGTCATGACCGCCGGTATGACCGGTGTCGCCTGAACAATCCCAGGCGTAGTCAGACGCATGTTGTTGGTGGCATAGGTGAAGAAGACCTCACCAAACTTCTCCTGGACTACCTTTCGGTCTCCACGGACTGCCTCATTGAGTGCGCCCTCAGCCTGGTACTCGTAGTACGCCGCCTCGTATGTGGCTCGCTCCACAGCTCCTGGAACAGACGCTGGAGATATGACGCGACCGTATACGTCTACGGCCCCCTTCCGAGGCCACTCACGATCCTGTGTGTCCTCCACTGGAGTTCCAGGGTAGAGAGGAATTGGCACATGACCAGCACCCAGACGCCACCCGAGACCATCAACAAAGACAGATGCTTTCCGCAGTAACTTGTCGGTTGGCTCTCCACTGTAGCCTCTTGACGACCAGTAGAACAGACAGTCCGCGGAGTTCCCGTACATCGTCAGCTGCCCTGCATCGCGCCGAACACCTGGTCACGCTCAGACGCAGTCACACTCTTCCATGCCTTCGGTAGCATGGCATTGATCGCGTCGACCTGTGGGCGTCCGTCAGAGGTCCAGTTGCCGTTCACGTCCACGTCCAGGCCACGGATGACACCCTGGATTACGGTCTCCCGCTCAGTCAGTGGTTCTGCAGCTGGTTCCTCCACTGCAGGGGACAGGTTCACGGAGGACTCGACTGCACCCTCAGCGATCATGCGAGTCAGCGTCTGCTGGTCCCCCTTGCCGAGATGCTGAAGCCAGGTCTCGGTGACGTTGGTGGAGCTGCCGGGCGAGAGCGTGATGCCCCCGACCGACAGCACGTGGCTGGCCACGTTGCGCAGGGAGGGCATCAGATGCCGTCCCCGTACCGGATCTCCTTGGGCAGGCGAACGTCGAGCCCACCAAGGCGGAAGACGCCCGGAACTGTGAACTGCAGGCCCTCGATCTGCACGGGCAGGAAGCGGTGCGGCATCGGGACGTGCATCTTCAGTACCTCGGGCGACCGGCGATAGGCGATCATGCGCGCATCCGAGGAGCCGCCGATCGTGAGCATGCCGCGCACACCACGAATGGTGAGCGACGCACCGGTCGTCGCGGTGTAGACGTTGTTCTGGCGAATGAACTCCAGAATCGTCATGTTGGTGTCACCGAGGCGCGTCGAGGCGATGTACTGGAACCGCTCGATGGGCAGGATGAGCGTGTCCGCCATCGCAACCGTGTTCGTCGCCGAGTGAAGACCGGTGAGCATCTGGTTGACGTCCCGGATGATCTGGTCGGGTGTCTTGTCGGCCCACGCCTTGGACGAACCCGCGCCATCGGCAAGGATGGCCTCCAGAGGAACCCCGGAGTAGTCGAACAGACCCTCCATGTTCTTCTCGGTGTCGCCCGTGAGCGCGGTGCTGTAGATCAGCTGCTCTGAGGCCCGACGCGCCGCCGACGCCATCTCGCTGTCGAGCGGGATGCCGGTCAGACGGGCATGGTTGATCTCCTCGAAGCCGTAGGAGTAGCCGATGCCGGCCGTGTAGACCGAGCTCTCGTGCTTGTCCATGCCGACGCCGACAGTGGGGACGTCCTTTCCGTTCCCGCTCATCCAGCGGGCCTGGCCGGCCGAGTCCATCGAGAAGTAGGTGACCGTCTTGGTCCACTCGTTCGCCGACGTGTCCACCGGAATCATGGACGCGTAGTCAAGGTCGGGATACCGCTGGCGGTAGACACCGGCCTCGATGTGTGCTGTCTGCTGGACAGCGAAGCTCAGGTTCGCCGTGAGAGCGTCCTGGAAGCTCATGTGGTTTGGTGCATTCATCTCTCTGTCCCTCCTTAGGACGCGCCAGCCGTGACACCGCCAGCCAGATCAAACCAGATCCGGGCAAGCGCAGCGTCGGCACCCGTGGTCTCCCAGCGGGCATTGTTGATCTTGACACCGCCGTCGGAGCCGACGTCGGCATTGGCGAAGGAGCCGTCGGAGACGACAAGCCAGACATCGTCGCCAGCGTCGACACCACCCGCCTGACCCACCGTGACCCACATGGAGCCGCGACGCATCAGAAGAGCAGCATCATACTGCGAGATGTTGTTCGACTCCTGGTCGGCAGTGCGGACAGTGATGCCCGTGACAGCGTCGGTCGACGCGGCGAGCGCCGCGCACTCGTTGTCCTCGGTGCCCTGGATGACAGGATAACCAAACTCAAGCTCGGCCTCCGCCGTGCGGCCGACAAGCTCGCTCGGCGAAGTGTCAGCGATCATGCCGTGGAAGCCCACGGCCATGTTATCGCTGTAGGTGCTCTGAACTGTGGGCATCAGCTTGCCTCCCTCACATGGCTCTTCCACGCATCGCGCATGTGCGTCGTGGACTCGTTGTACGCCTTGTCAGCGTCCGAGACGGCGCTGGTGGGTGGCGTGGTTCCCGATGCCAGATGCTGGCCGTCACCCAGCGTCTTCGCGGCATAGGTGTATGCGCCGGAGATGGCGTCATCGGACATGTTGGTCGCGACGTCACCAAGCTGCTTCTTGACGATTGCCCGGCGGATGTCGGCGTCCGACAGGGTGTCCATGTTCTCGATGCCGGCGCGCTTGCCAGCGTCCAGAACCTCGGAGCGAGCGCGAACTGCATCGGCCATGGCCTGAGGCGAGGTCGCGTCGGAGAGCTGCTTCTTGACTGCAGCGAGCTCGCCGTCCTTGGTCTCGACCGACTTGGTGAGAGCAGCGATCTGACCGTCCTTGGTCTCCTTCTCCTTCTCCATGTTCTTCTCGGCGTCCGAGAGCTGCTTCTGCAGCTTTTCGATGGCCTGGGCACCCTGGTCGGTCGTGCTGACCGTGAGCCCATCCACCACGATGTTGCGCAGTTGTTCAGACATCTTGTCTCCTTTCGCTACTGCATCGAGGGGTCTCGGGGCGGTGCCCCACTTCTCTGCACCATCACCGATGCGGAGTTCACTGCCACCTCGCGCGCGCGGCACGATCGCAAGGTGGTTTATCTTGATCGGCCCAGTCTGGACCGCCTGATACTTCGTACCATCCGGAGCTGTGCCGTCACGGGCCTCGATGGGAGTCGTGTACCCCATCGAGATCTCTCGCTCGCCGCGCTGGACTGCGTCAATGGTCTCCTGGTCCATCAGCTTGATGGAAACCCGGACAAACTCACCGTCACGCGCAATGTCCTCCCCAACGTCCCCGACAGCATACTGCCTCCAGTTCTTCGAGTCAACGAGTGCGGGGGGATGGCCGCGCGTGACGGGCTTGCCGGTGTACGTGGCGAGACTGTCGCGCGCGAAGACTGCCTCCTCTGGGCGGTACACAACGACGGTGTCGTCGCCGTCGCCAATGCCAACGTCCCTTGCGGTGTAGTTCTGGCACCCGGTGCGGGCGCACCGGACCTCACCGACGAGATACCCATCAGAGGTGACCCTCGTGTTCGCGAGAGTTGCAGTGTCCTCGAACTT